GACCTTTCTGAACAAACTACTTGGGCCACTGTGGTCAAAAAGTTGAAAACCAAAAAGGAGAAACCTTTGGAACGGAAATCCAAGGTTTCGAAAACCGTTGAAAAACGGATGGAGCCGTCCGTCTCTTTGTCACCGATGACGAAAGCTATCGCCTCAAAAGCCATTGATTCCTTTCCTGGTCTTACTGAAGAAGCCAAGAAGGGATTGAAAGGTGATTTGAAGGCAGATAATTATCGTGCCATCGATGGGTTGAACAACTTGTACTCTGTTGTTCCTAATGCCCCAACCATTGCTGCTTCCCCAGTTCATTTGTATGCTACTGATGAACCCATTGGTCCTTCTCCAGACCAGCCTTTACCCTCGCCTGTTCCTAAACCAGTCCCTGTCGGTATTCCTACCGTTCAAGCGAACTTCTTTGAAGAACTTTCTGAGATTTCTGAGGCTGATGAAGTTGTTTCTAGTGGTTTCACTTTGGCAGAGGCCAATCGTTTGAAGGTCATTTCTGAGAATGTTAAAGCGAAGAAATTTGCTAATACTCAGGAGGCCCAACTTAATGAGGCTCTTGCTCGTGCTGCTGTTTGGAAGCAAAAATGTGAAGATCAATTGGCAAAAACCAAAGTTCATTTTGAGGGTGATCAACCTGTTCTTTTTGAGAATGCTCCGTTTGAGGAAAATCATACGGTTACAACCGAAGAAGTGAACAGTGATCTTGCTAAAGCCCCAATTGAAGATTTGGTTGGTAAAACACCTCGTGAAGTTGAAGATGTTGTCATCCAGTTTTTGGAAGATAATTATTCGACTTCTAAGAGTCTTGAAATTGTGAAGCCAACTCCTCTTGCTCCGCCAAAGCCGAAAGCTTTTGTTCCTGCTTCTGTTGAAAAGGTTCGACCTGTTATTCCTTCTAAACCTAAGGTTGTGGAGGAAGAACCTTGGTCCCCTGCTAAACAGTTGGTGGTTAATGGTAAAGCTAAGGTTGAGAAGGCTGTTGATCACCAGGTTATTGCCAGAAAGATCACCGAACAAGTTGATCGTTTGGTTTTTGTTTCTCGTGAAAACAATGTTGCTGATCCTGCTCTTATTGAGGCTGTTGAGAGTTTGACGTCTGTTTGTAAAGATCAGATAAAAATTACTAATGCCCTCTTGAAAGAGAAAGGGAAAAGTATTGGTGACAAAAAAGCCTTTATTCCTTCCTTCCTTGTTCTTCTTACAAATCTTTGGAGACTTTGGATTCGTGGTGAGTTTGTTGATGAGGATGATACTGTCCTTGAAGCGAATTTTTCTGAACGATGTTTGATGACTCTTCATATTTTGTGGACTTTCTTTTGTGTTTACCCTTGGCAGGTTGTCGCATTTTTTGGTTCCTTCATTTTGTTGATTCTTCTTGTTGTTCTTCCAACTCCTCGTTATAAGAAATTTGTAAATTGTTATGTGTTTCATTCAAATACAGATCGTTTTGCGTTTTTTATGCTGGGACTTTTTCCTTCTCATCGAAATCAATTTATGAGTGCTGCTACTGTCACTAATCTGGTTGGTCGCCATTGTGATGACAAAAGTGGTATGTCCAAAGATATTGCCAGTGTTTTTCAGTTTTTTGGTTTGTTTCAATCTCTTTTTGGGATTTTATCAATGATAAAGATTGTTATAGCTGGTTATACTGATGAAACTCAATTTCCCAAATATGTTCCTGTTATCTTGAACCCTCTTGAAAAGGACGTTTATGTTCCTGAACAAAAGAAGAGGAGTAAGAAGTTTGAGAGTTCAAAAGTCGTTTCTTTTGAAGAGGCCAATTTGGTCCCTGAAAAAGAGGAAGTTGAAGAACTCGAAACTCATCTTGAAAAGAAAGGCAAGAACAAAATGAGGCATGGTGGACGCGGTGCTATTCGAACTCAGACCAAAGCAGCTCAGAAAGCTCTTTATGTTAATTATGACAAATTGGATGCTGATGATCTGCTCGTTTGGATTGATGAAGATGGCGAGCGTGCACAACAACGTTGGGAAGATATTGCTGGCCACGGAATTTTTTCAGCTCATCGAGAAGGTGAAATTCAAATTATAGGTCTTTACCGAAATAATAAGGATATTCTCAATGATGTTGATCAATCTGCTGGTCAAGGTGTCAATTTCTACAAGAAAGGAAATGTTATACCTGAACTTCCCGCTTCTTTCGTTCGTGGATCAAAATTTGAGCCTCGTCAAGAATCATTTAGGAAGCCTGAAGCATTGAATCCAGTTACTCCTTCTCCTCGTGTCCTAAAAGAACCCAAGGTTGTTGAGACTCAAATCAATAAGTTGGAATCCTTGTCTGGTATGCGTTATGAGGGTACAAAATTGGGAAATGGTGCTAAGGTTCATGCCAAAAAGATACTTGAACAAGGTTGTGGTGCCTGTGCTCGACGTTTTATGCATCATCGTGCTGATATAGAAGTGGATACTCCTGCTTCTGATCCTAAGCGCATTTTTCATTATTGCGACAAGCATCAAAAACCCGTGCCTTCGAAACCCGAAGCACGTCCTCCCTCTAATCCCAAGAACAATTTGAGGCAAAAAGCTCACAATGAACGAAATGCTCCTCGTGGTAGATCTGAATCTCCTCGTCGTGGCGATTCTCGTTCTACTGGTGCTCCTTATGCCGATCTTGTTTGGAAGAAAGAAGAGAAGATTGCCCTGGACCAAAAAGTCCGGGATCGACTCGATTCTGATAAATTCAAGAATAGATCTGAGGAATTTCGAAACAAATCTGGTGGTATGGAATCAGCAAAAGAAGGCGTTATAATTGAACCCATGAAATATTGGAGTCATTTGCGCGCCGTTTATACTGGTACCGTCAACAATCCTGAATCTTTCTTGAGTAATGCTTTCATCAATGGTAATATCATTCGAATGAACAAACATTGTATTCAAGATCCTCGTGGTTGTATTCTTGAGTTCGTATCCTCTGATGCGAAGAAAGAACCTGGTTTTGATTTGAAAACTCTTGAATGGACTTTTTCTGGTGATTATGCTCAAGCGATTTGGAACCATAATATGAAAGTTGGAACAGCTTTGAAAATTGTTGCTCCTTCACTTCATATGTCAATTGGTTTGTTTTCCTATACTATAGCTTTTGGAGGAAACACTTTTGGCACAATTCTTGATGTTTCTGATCAAGGTGATTTTGGTGTTTCGAATTCCACTCAAGAAGGTGATTGTGGAGGCATCTACGTCAATTTGCTCACTGGCAGTGTCGTCGGGATTCATTATCTCGGAGTTGAAGGTAGACGTAACCCCAATCGGGGTTTGTCTATTCCTTTAAACTAAACACGCTCGGCGGGCTTCACAGTCTTGTGCCGTACTACCCACAAGAATTGTCGGCCCGCATGACGAGCGCCTTCAATTACAGGTCCCCATTCCTTCATTATCTTAATGAGGACTATGTAATAGGTTGCCTTCACAAAAAAGGTAGTACTCAATCACATTATTTCCAAGATCCTTTGTTCACTCGATACCTTCAGAAAGCTGGTGTAGATGTCAATGCGCTTCGTGCAATGTACGATCTCACCCCTATCTCGTTGGAATCCGTTTACAAAGATTTTGCTAAATATCATGTGTATTCCCCTCTTCAAACTGTCCCTTGGTCTTCTCTTGAAATTGGAGCTCATTGGTTGAGTCTCAACAAACTTTCTTTACTTAAAAACCGCCCTCAGTTGCTTTCTTATGATGCAGTCATTTCTATGATTGACATGAAAAAGTCGGCCACTGCGATATGGAATCAGGTTTTTCGTTCGAAACGTCAGTTGCTCGATTGCCCCAGTTTCAAGATTTCTTTTGTTCAATTTCTCCATTCTTATGCTCGCGGAGAGAGTGTTTATATTCTCTGGCTTGCTATACAGAAGGAAGAAATTCGTGCTTTTGAAAAGATCATTGACAAAAAACTTCGTTCAATCATCATTGGATCCATCTATTCCTTAATTCTCGGACACATGTTGTACGGTGATTTGGATGATGAGATTTCTTCCCTTTGGTTCGAATTTAGAAGTGGTATTGGTATGAGTTTCTTTAACTCCCAGTACCATCGAAAAATTTCAGAATATTTGGGTAAGAAGTGTCTTGGTTATTCCGATGTTGGTAAATACGATTCTCGTCAAGCGCAATATCTTCAGCAGCTTGCGGCTAATTCAGCTGATTATGTTTATTCGATCAAACGTGTCAACTTTTACGACTTGTTAGGCTCATTACAGCCAATTGCCGTTGAACTTGGTATGGTTGACTTCGTAGTTGATGTTCCTTACCTCCGTGCTCGTCTTATTGAAGACGGTGTTTTTGGGCCTGTTATAATGCCCGATGGTACTGTTGTCACGAAGAACACTGGAGAAGATTCAGGAAATCATCGTACTGGTCATTCAAATACTGATCGTTACAAAATTGTCGAATTTGCTGCTGCCTATGATTGTGGATTTAAGAGTTACAAAGAATACAGAAATAGTCAATATGTAACTGACCACACTGGTGATGACATGATTCATGGTGGACCCGATTATCGAATTATGGATCGAATGAATGAAATTTGGCTTTCGCTTAATTGCGATGTCGAAACTCATAAAGTCGATTCTGTTTCTAAGTTGGAGTACCTTGGCACCAATCCACTTTTAATTAGGTGGTATGGTTTGCTTCGGTTTGTTCCTCGTACGAATTCTTCAAAGATTATTGCTGCTCTTATGGCTAAATTGACTACTCGAGAAATCGATGTTGATATTTCCCGTTTGAGCTCTGCAAAAATTCTTTGTCATTACACTGAAGATCGTGAGGTTATCGATGACGTCATCAAGCAATATCTTGTTGATCATCCTCAATGCCGTAAAGATAAGAGATGGTGGAGTGATACTGACATTCATTCTTTTTATGTTGGTCACTTTGAATCATCCACATCCTTCGACCTCCTTTTGTCTAACCTTTTATGATTTTTATGGTTGGACTCACTCAAACTCGCTCGGCCGCATCTAGATAATACTGTTCAGAGCCGAGTGAAAAATGAGCGATGGAGCTTGCAATCATCCCCCCCTCTTCCAAAAGAGGCAAACAATCACCGAAATCATCGAAACCTGTTGTCATAGAGGTTGTCAAGAAGCCCAAAAAGCAGCTTACAGCTACTCAACGTGCCAATCGAAACCAGAGACGCCGGACATCGAAAGTTGCCAAATCCATCAGCAACAAACTAGTACGTACCGGCCGATCAGGCGGAGAAAGGGGGCCAAACTTTCAAGAAGTGGGAAAGATTCTAAAAGGGATAATGGACCCAAAGAACGCGGGAGACGTTAGACTGCCAGTTGATTGGAATGCGACTCGTACTACGTGTATGAATCCTTTCACTCGACCAGCAGTTCCTTTCGTTTCCTCAGTTCCTGGAACCTGTCCCAATTTTCAATATCTACCCGTCACTGAATGGATGGCTTTTTCTTTTCGCAATCCTCTTTGCTCCAACATTTTCTACGATCCAAATCAAGGAAATTCCCAATACTCTTACAACATGTATGGCCTGTATGGTTTTGACGTAAAAGAGACACCTCCTGCTCTCTCTTGGTCAATCGCACCCTCTGCAGGATTTGCCGCTACTTCCAAACGACAGCTTCAGATTCCTTATGGAATTGCTTCGTCTGCCTATAAGCCTCATAAAAATACATGGTATGCAGGAGCTCTTGGAACTCGTCCTGGCCGTTTCTTTTGGTTGGAAACTGCTGATGTTTTTCTTATCAATTCTGTTGCTGTTGGTGGAGTTGGAACCGTAATCTTTTCTCTTGACCATTGGGATCCAGATGCTGGAATTTCAGAAAATGTTATTGTTGCTAATGGACCCATCGCAGTCAATACGGCAGTTACTACAACACTGACCGTTCCTGCAGCTGGTTATTATGCAGCAGCAATCGGACCTTCTCTCACCACACCACCAACTTACACTGCTATCACTGTCAACTCCTGTCAAGTACTTAGCTCTGGTAATCCCACAGCACGTAATGGAGTTTGGTGTCATCAGTGTATGCCTGATTTTGACAAAATCGTGCAATCCACTCCCGCCATTAAATTGAATGGAGTCTCCATGATGTACACGAATACTGATCCTCTCCTTTATAAGGGAGGTAGTTTCGCTGCACTTCAAGTCCCTCCTGGACGTCATTGGACCGAATTTATCTACTCACCTGTTGGTGGAACCCTGTCAGCTTTGCCTGGCTTGGGTCCCGCCCCTTCTCCTACCGCTGGATATGGTCTTCTAGCTGGTTTTAAAGATGCTTATGCCGATTCGTTGGTTGAAGGCTCTTACCAGTGGATGAAGCCCGTTGAAAGCGCGGACTTTGGTTGGTTAGAATATTACGATCTTGATGAAGGAGTCTTTTTCGATTCACATTGGCCACTCGATAAAGAAACGGGTTTCGGTGCTTTAGCCATCACCGGACCTCTCACTGCACTTTCAGGCTATATTACGATGGCTTTTTGTACTGAAGCTACTACCACCGACACTACTCGTCCTACCGACATAGCCACTGGTGATCCACTTCTTGTGTACGAATTGCAAGGCGCAATCCGACATCTCCCTCAGTATTCGCACAATCCAGATCATCTTTCTATGATAATTGCTGCGTTGAAAAATGGAGTTAGTTGGGTTGCCGACCACATCATTTCCGGAGCCCCTAAAGCAGTGAGTGCTGCCAAATTCGTAAGGAACATGTTGAATTAAAGTTTTTGATTGGTCCTTAGATAGGCCGCCATTTAGGACAAAATGGACGACTACATAATCGATCCCTTTTGACCTTTTTGCCGAGATGCTTAATACTGGACCTTTCGTAAAACTTTCTTCATTAGATGTTTAAACGAAATGCACTACCTCCGGTGAGTTTAATCTGTTATGACTGTCAATAGTTGTTAGATTTTACAAAAACC